TTCATTAAGAGAGACTGCCCAATGGCTACACAGAAAAACAGGAAGATACATATCACATGTCGGACTTAAAAAAAGACTTGAACGAAGTAGCACCACCGAAGCCGAAGAAAGTAATACGACAGAAAGCCAAGAAGTCAGTTAAACAGATATTAGCTCGCACTCGTAAGAAAGTTGCAAAGGCAGAACAATCTCTACGTTCTGCTAAACGTCACGCAGAAAATACTAAGAATAAACTGTTAACTATTGATAAAGCATTAACAGGTAAAGAGACACAACTACTTACAGAGGATATAATCGAGAGTGCTCCAGATACAGTTAAGGAGCATATAAATCAGCAGGAAGTAATCTTTAAACCTAATGAAGGTCCACAGATGGAATTCCTTGCAGCTTCTGAAAGAGAAGTATTTTATGGTGGAGCTAGAGGCGGTGGTAAATCATATGCGATGCTAGTAGACCCGCTTCGTTATTGCTCTAAAGCTCAGCACAGGGCACTCTTAGTAAGGAGGACAATGCCAGAGTTAAGAGACTTAATACAGAAGTCTCAGCTATTATACTCTAAGGCATATCCAGGTGCAAAATGGAGAGAACAAGAAAAAGAATGGCGATTCCCATCGGGAGCAAAGATAGAGTTTGGTTACGCAGAGAACATGACAGACGTTTTACGTTACCAAGGTCAATCATACACATGGATAGGAATAGACGAACTTCCACAATATCCTTCGCCAGATATATATAATTTTTTAAGATCTTCTTTAAGATCCGTTGATAAAGATATACCTGTCTATATGAGAGCAACAGGTAATCCAGGCAATGTAGGTTCACAATGGGTACGAGAAATGTTCGTAGAACCAGCTGAACCAAATACAGCGTTTGACGTAGGGATAGATACACCCGTTGGTAAAAAGTATATTACTAGAAGATTTATACCAGCTAAGTTACAAGATAACCCGTATCTAATGCAAACTGATGATTACTATATCATGCTTGCATCTTTACCTGAAGTACAACGTAAACAATTTTTAGATGGAGACTGGGATGCATATGAAGATTCAGCATTTCCAGAATTTAGTAGAGCAAGTCATGTTGTTGAAAATTTTGAGATACCTAATGGATGGTATAAGTTTCGTGCTGCTGACTGGGGCTATTCTTCTCCTGCTTGTGTTTTATGGATCGCTGTGGATTATAATAATAATCTCTGGGTTTATAGAGAACTATATACTTCCAAAGTTACGGCAGATTATTTCGCAAGACAAGTATTACAATTAGAACGTGGTGAGTATATTCGTTATGGTGTATTAGATGTTAGTACATGGGCAAAGAGAGGTGATGTAGGTCCTAGTATTGCAGAGACAATGATACAGCAAGGATGTAGATGGAGACCATCAGATAGATCACCTAAAAGCAGAATTAATGGTAAGTTAGAGATTCACAAAAGATTAAAAGTAAATGACGATGAACCAGGTATTAGAATATTTAAAAGTTGTCATAATTTAATTAGAACTTTATCTACACTACCCACAGATAAAAATAATCCTGAGGATGTAGATACACATGCAGAAGATCATGCTTACGATGCATTACGTTATGGATGTATGAGTAGACCAACACATCCTAGTTATGCAAGTAGATTTAATCAAAGATTTACAGAAGAATTTAATCCCTCAGATTCACAATTTGGATATTAATGCCACTAAATAAAAAAGGTAAAAAAATTAAAAAATCTATGGTAAAACAATATGGCAAGAAAAAAGGTGAAGCCGTATTTTATGCTATGGAAAATTCTGGTAAATTAAAGGGTGTCAAAAAGAAAACTACCAGAAATAAATAAAAAAATTTTTCCATACGATTTAGTAATCGCTTGGTGGGAAGATATTGTTGCTGATTCGATTTGGCTTGATATACCAGATATAAAAAAATCAACTACAGCTATTTGTTGCACAGTTGGATGGTTAATGAAACAAGACGATAAAGTTACAATTTTAATGTCTGATTTTAATTTTGAATCAAACAATGAAATAAAACAAGGTGGTGGTCACACGACTATACCAACTAAAAACATATTAAAGATTAAGAAGATAAAAATATAGGAGACAACAATGAACACATTTGACCCTAAAGCAAAAGTAAAACAAGGTCAGTTTAGTGATGCACCTGATGGCAAACAGCCTAACAGAGAGCATACTAATATTGATTTTGCAAAAGAAGCACCTGGTAAAGGTGAGGCTGATATTTACTTAAAAAATGCTGACTATCCAAGTGAGCCAGGATCTAAGCATGTAGATGATGCTGTATTTAGAATGGCTGATGAAAAGGATTACTAATGGATAAAAATAAAAAAAATAAAGAAATAGAAAAATCTAGTAAACAAAAATATAGATATGTACCTACTACACCTAAAGAAATAGCTACTTCTGAAACTATAATGGAACAATTTCCAGAACTAGCAAAGAATAAAGGTGTTTTAGAAATTATGGGAATTAAAGAAGTAAAAGGAATGGGTACAGCACCTATGAAAGAAGAAAGAAGAGAAACAGGATTTGATGCAAGAATAAAAAAATCTGCTGAAAAACGTAAACAAAATGCTAAAAAAAATAAAAAACCTAAAGCAGGTTTATACGCTAGCCCTTCTAAAAATTATGGACAAACAAATTTATTAACTGAAAAATAAATTAAAATGAGTCTTGGACCTAAAAGTAATTATATACCTACAGTGTATGCAGGTACAAGAAAAAATAAATATAATAAAAAAAATGGAAAAAGAAAAACAGTTAGACGAAGATCTAAAAAAAGCTGAACTTAAAAAAGACAAAGCATTATCTGAAGATCCAAGTGTACTTAAACAAATAAAAATAGGTTTAAGTTATAGGAAGGATCAAGGATTAGCTGTGTTAAAAGATAAAACAAAATCTACTGCTAAAAAATTTAAAAATAAAATTTACGGAGTAACAGATTTATTAAAAACAAAAATAGACTAGGAGGACAACAACTATGATGAAAAGATATATGCACGGAGAACTTGCACCTGATGTAGCTAAAAGACCAAATGATCCACTACAAATAGACCCTAACTCAAAAGTTATGCAAGGGGCTACAAGTGGTGATGGTAATGATGCAAAAGGTAAATCAAAATCAAAAGTAGATCCAGCAATCTTTAGAATGGCTGAAGAAAGAGATTACTAATATACATGGATGAAGAAAACAAAGTAGCTGATGAAGTCAGTGAATCATCTCCTATTGTAGGGCACATAAGAGAAAAATTTTACCAATCTGAAAACTCAAGACTATACGATGAGAAAAGATGGTTAAAGGCTTATAGAAACTACAGAGGATTATATGGTCCTGAAATGGTTTTTCGTTCTAACGAAAAGTCAAGAGTGTTTGTTAAAGTAACAAAGACTAAAGTCCTAGCTGCGTTTGGCCAAATCATTGAAGTATTATTTTCTAGTGGTAAGTTTCCATTAGGAATTAATCCTACACAAGTGCCTGAAGAAATACCAGAGTACGCTCATTTAAAACCACAACAACCTAAAACACCAGACGAACAAATAAAAGATCCGTATGGTTTTAAAGGTGATGGTAGAGAAATACCACCAGGTGCTACAGCTGATATGCTAATGAAAAACTTAGCACAAGAATTTGAGAATGTTGGATTTGATGAAGGGCCAGCCAATAGAGGTGAGCCACAAATACAACCAGCAGAAATAGCTGCTAGACATTTAGAAAAATTATTACATGATCAGTTGGAAGAGTCTAGTGCTATAACAGTATTAAGACATGTGTTCTTTGAAATGTGTTTATTAGGAACTGGTATATTAAAAGGACCTTTTAGTTTTGACCATACATATCATGCCTTTGATGCAGGTGAAGATGAACAAGGTAACATGATAAATGTACATGTTAAGAAAATTAAAACAGTTCCAAAAGTAGAAGCAGTATCGTGTTGGGATTTTTATGCAGATCCTAATGCAACTAGTATTAGTGATTGTGATTATGTAATACAAAGACATTCATTAAATAGACAACAGTTTTCTGATTTAAGAAAGATGCCTTACTTTAGTGAAGAGGCAATTGATATGTGTTTAGAAGAAGGACCTAACTATCAAGTTAGAGGTTATGAATCTTCTTTATACAATAGAGAAACTGTAGAAACAATATATAAAAACAGATTTGAAGTATTAGAATATTGGGGTGTTATATCTAAAGATATGGCAGAACAATGTGGAATAGAAAGTGATAAAGATGTAATTAGTATTAACGCATGGATATGTGGTGGTAAAGTTTTAAGAATGGTAGAAAATCCATTTGAACCAACTAGATTACCTTTTATGGTATGTCCATACGAATTAAATCCTTATCAGTTTTTTGGTGTCGGTGTTCCAGAGAACATGGAAGACTCACAACAGATTATGAATGGCCATGCAAGAATGGCTATTGATAACTTAGCACTTGCAGGTAACATGGTGTTTGATGTAGATGAAACACAATTAGTACCTGGACAAGATATGAAAATTTTTCCTGGTAAAATATTTAGAAGACAAAGTGGACAACCAGGAACATCTATAAACGCAATTAAATTTCCAAACAGCACTCAAGAAAATATGATGATGTTTGATAGATTTAGACAGTTAGCAGATGAAGCAAC